GTGGAAACTGTAGAAGAACAATAAGATACAACAGTCGTTCACACCAAACAATACGCTCATTTTGTTGTTTGTCGATGGGTGCAATGGCCTCCATCAGTTATCCACAATCCCTTGAGCATCTTGTGCCTTTTCATTTAGCATAAGTAGTATTTCTTCATTGCTCGATACTTTGTATTCCTCAAGTTCAATGTAGTAAGTTACTACTGTTGATTGGCCGCCAGTATTATCGACACCTATTGATATTGATTCAGTTACCATGGCATCTCCTTTGATAACATAATTAGATTGTAAATTGTATTGAGAAGCTGCAGTTGTTGGCCTGTCTACAGGATATCCGACAATAGCAATATTTCTATTCAAATTTGCTAAGTCTCTGGTGCCGCCCAAAAAGGCCTGTGCCTGGTCATCAGTCATGAGATCTAGCTCTCTTTTGCTAAAACTAAAGATGCCGTAACCATTGCCATTAAATCGCTCTAAATATGTAATATTAGGATAGATTGACGCATATGTTACTTTGTATGCATATCCTTGTCGCTCGTCGCCTAATATATTTTGGAAATAGCCTGCTTGACCTGTTCCTAAATTAGTATAAGACTTGTCTGCAGTATCAGCCCTTACCGACCCACTAAGATACAACCGCTTGCCTGTCTTTTTCACATATATCGCCTCTTTGCTTTGTGTGCTGCCTTAACTGCAGCTCTAAAACCACCTTTCTTCCATTTACCAGACTTTAATTTGTATTTGCCTGATACTTCTTTGAATGCTTTGCTGTATGCAGACTTGGCCTTAGATGTAGTTTTTCTGACCGTTTTTTTAGCCGCTTTGACTGTCTTACGGGCTTGTTTACGCACAGGCCGTTTACATGCCCTTTCAGCCAATACTCTTGCTAACATAGGATTAAGACCTCTAGCAATCAATGCATCGGCTATCATGTCGCATAGAGCCTCGCCCATTTCACTAATGGTTGCCTCTATTTCTCTGTCCATGATAGTCCGCTCCTAGGTTTAGAGGTGCAACGTCGCATCTCTACTGTTGACTCAACGCAAGAGCCATTGCAGCTGATTGTGATAATTGCATAACTTCACACTCTAGGACTATGTTAAATGTTAAGTCACTGGTTTGAGCCCACTTATCAGAGCCCATAGCGCCCAAATAAATCTCTTCGACCGCTACTAAGAAACCATCAGAGTAATGCTGTGGCAAATGACTGTCGGAGTAAACACTAGCCGGAGGAAATGATGTATTAGCGTCATTATTACGGCACCATAGATTACCTTTGGCGATAGTAGTACGGTCGTCGAGTGTAACTAGACTAGTGTTGTTTTGTGTTGTAAGCTGCCACACAGCAAAGCCGCTTTCGCCTGCATCCATAAACGGGGCAGCATTAGGAATAGCGCCTGCTGGTCCTTGAACCCACTCGCCCTCTATCGCTCTAATTTTTAGGATAGACTTGCCTAGCGCATTGACATAAGATGACAGGTCAATTGCTGTCTGCACAAATGTTTGAGAGTCGTCCGGTGTTACTGATGCTCTGATAAAAAAAGATTCACTTTTAGCCATAATACAAACGGATTATACCGGAGTCTATAATAATATCTAGCAAACATAGCGTTCCATCTACATCGGCAATAGTGTGGTTGTAGGCTTTGCATACCCCACATCTATGAAAAAATTGCCTGCAGATAGAATTAATAACGAATTAATTAATATAGTATGGCCATTCTGCTAACAATATGGGCAATAGATATACCAAAACTAGCTTGACAAGTCGGCAAATGGATACATTACGCGGATGTATAGGCAAAATTAAGGCGATTATGGATGCAAGAAGCGAAATTATGGCAAGAAGCGACAATGAAAATTTGATTGTTATCATAAATTTGGCTGATGCAGCTGATAATTTAGAGGATGCAATAGCAAATGCAACGGAGTGGACTCAATGAACGCACAAGATTATGATAAAATCGTTGACAAATTGATGCAATTAAGAGGTAAAATACCGGTTGCGGGTGAATTAAAGTTACACCATGGTAGAGTAGCTGCTAGAAACTTGCGAGTCTCCATCGACAATCTAATAGAAGATATCGACAAATATGCAGAATTAGACATATTAGGGTGGATTAAATGATTCTAGAGATACAACGTCGCATCTCTAGACACAGGAGCGATTAACATGGGTCGAAGAAGAGTTAGAGACAAAGTAGTTCCAGTAAGCGTCGGATTGCCTCAGAGCCTACTTGACAGGCTCAATACACAGTTAGATTGGCGACATTCCCGTTCTAAGTGGGTTAAGAGGGCAATAGAAGCAAAATTAGACGCTCACAGTGTCGAGGGTCAAATCATAGACGAGTTGAGCAACAAAAGATTGATTGTATTGTTATTCAATCGACATGTAATCAACTGGTTTGAGTTTGAGCAGCTTATAGCAAAGTTGCCAACTGTGGAAACTGTAGAAGAACAATAAGATACAACAGTCGTTCACACCAAACAATACGCTCATTTTGTTGTTTGTCGATGGGTGCAATGGCCTCCATCAGTTATCCACAATCCCTTGAGCATCTTGTGCCTTTTCATTTAGCATAAG